GCGTTGACATAGTTTCATTTTTGGCGGAACAATTCGGTAACGCTCTGGGCTTCAAGATTGCTGATGAAGTTGTAAACGGAACTGGAACAGTAGAGCCTACAGGTTTCCTACCTGTTGCAGGTACTGGTGTTACTGGTTCAACTGGTGTATCTGGTGCGTTTACAGCTGATAACGTCATTGACTTGATTTACAGCCTTGATGGTTCACTTCGCAACCGCCCTTCATTCGCAATGCTTGCAAACAGCACTTCTATTGCAGCTCTGCGTAAACTGAAGGACACTGCAGGTAACTATGTGTTCCAGGTTGGAGATTCAAAGGATCGTAGAGACCTAGTTCTTGGCGTTCCTGTAATTGAGACTCCTGCTATGCCGAACCCTGCTACTGGTGTTAACTCTCTTGCTGTAGGTGACCTAAAGTCTCTATACATCAGAACTGCCGGTGGTGGATTGAACATTCAGAGAAGCGATGACTATGCTTTTGCTAATGACCTTGCTACTTGGCGTGCAACTTGGAGATTGGACTCTGCTCTAGTGCAGACTGCAAACATCAAGAAGTTCAAGGGTGGAGCGACCTAAGGGTCACTAAACTCTTTTAGATTTCACCCCTCATCTCTGTTGCGTAGGACAGATTTGGGGGGTGTTTTCTATTATGCTGACTGTATGACTAAATCAACTATCTCTTGGTATTCAAATTCGCTAAATCAAAACACAGGTTATGGCACACAGTCGAAACAAGTGATCGAGCGACTTGTTAGGGATGGTCATAAGGTTGCGATGCTTTCTAACTATGGTGGTGAGGGTGTCAATAGTTTGATTGAGACAGGGTCAGGGTTGATTCCGCATTATTCTCGTGGCATGAACCAGTATTCGACAGATGTGTTGCCCCTAAATCATGCTCATTGGAAAGCTGAAAACGGTAATCTGCCTGCGTTCCTAATTACGCTTTACGATGTTTGGGTTTTAGATAATCCTGCTTTAGACACTATCCCGATTGCTTCTTGGGTTCCGATAGATCATCAGCCTGCACCTGAAAAAGTTTTAGCCTGGTTAAAGAAGCCGAATGTTACGCCTATTGCTATGAGTAAGTTTGGTAAGGCGATGATTGAAAAGGCAGGGTTAGAGTCTGAATACATTCCTCACGCTATAGATACAAAGTTGTTTAAACCTACTGAGCTGCTTCCTGAAGGTAAGTCTGGTCGTGAGTTTGTGGGCGGTAATGATGACAAGTTTGTTGTGGGCATGAACTTTGCTAACAAGGCTGGTGGCTTTATTCATAGAAAAGCGGTAAGTGAAAACTTGTTGGCTTTCGCTATTTTTGCCAGTAAGCATGATGACGTTATTTTGTATTTGCATACTGAACCGTATGGGAAGCAGTCTGGATTTGTGTTGCCTAACATTTTGCAGGCTTGTGGTGTTCCCCCTGAGAAGGTGATGATGGTTGATCCGATTGCTTATCAGTATGGGATTAGTCAAGAGACTTTGGCTGCGATCTATTCGGCTTGGGATGTAGGTCTTTTCTGTAACTATGGTGAAGGCTTTGGGATACCTCAGATTGAAGCTCAGGCGTGTGGTGTGCCGATTATTACTTCTAACTTTGCAGCTTCGGCAGAGCTTGCTTCCCCTGATTCGTATCTTGTGAATGGGCAACCGTTTTGGGATGCAGGGCAACACACTTGGTTTAATGTTCCTTTGGTGTCTGGCATTGTGGATGCGTTGGAGCAGGCGTATCAGCGTGGCAGGGGAGAGTTCCCTGATACTGTTGCGTTTGCTCAGGCTTATGATGCAGACAAAGTGTATAAAGAGTCTTGGAGACCGCTAATCAAGAAACTGGCTGCTAAATGAAACTGATTGTTCCTGTTTTGAACAGGTTTGATTTGTTGAAACGTATGCTTGAAAGCATTGATGTCAACGCCACAGTTTTTGTAATCAACAATTCAGGTGCGATACAAGATGATTTTGAGTACGATAATCCTTCAATATATGTTCATTGGATAGAGTTGCCGTCTAATCTGGGTGTTGCTTCTTCATGGAACTTGGGTATCAAGATGTTGCCGTTTGAGTCTCGCTGGTACATTACTTCAGCTGATTGTGTGTTTGCACCTGGCGATTTAGAGTTGTTGCAAACTGCGAAGCGTGATGCCTTGACTTTGTGCGATAAGTTTCCGCATTATCAGACTTTTGCTGTAGGCGATGAAGTTGTGAATAAGGTGGGTTTGTTTGATGAGGCTTTGCATCCTATCTATTTTGAAGATAACGATTATGAGCGAAGAATTGCTTATGCAGGTTTGCGTGTAGATCGTTTACCGTTACAGCTAGGGCACGATAACAGTTCAACTATCAATAGTGATGCAAGGTTGAGTTTGCGTAATGAAGTGACTTTTAGAAATAATCAAAAGTATTTTCAAGACAAAGTTAATTCTGGCAGGTTTGATGAGGGTCGCTGGCAGTTGCAGATTAGGCGTGTGAACTCTTGGGATTAGTTGTTGTTACCGGTGTGGCAGGGTTTCTGGGCAGTCATATTGCTGATGCGTATTTGGCTAAGGGCTGGCAGGTTCGAGGTATAGATAATTTGTTGGGTGGCAGTGCAGATAATGTGCCTGCAGGTGTCGATTTTTATAACCATGATTTAGATTATTTAGAGGCTATTTCCCCTGTTTTTGTGGGTGCAGATTTGGTTATTCATGCTGCGTGTACCGCATACGAGGGTTTGAGTGTGTTCAGTCCTGCTCTTGTGGTCAGAAACACTGTTCAGATAAGCGTGAACGCCATGACAGCGAGTATTCGGGCTAAAGTACCTAAGTTCGTTTACATGTCTTCTATGGCACGTTATGGCGATAATTTGGGGCATGTCTTTGATGAGACTCTTGACCCTAAACCGCAAGACCCTTACGGCATTGCAAAACTGTCAGCTGAGCGACTGTTACAAAATCTGTCTCAGGTGCACGACATTGATTTGGTGATTCTTGTGCCTCATAACATTGTTGGGGCTAGACAAAAGTTTGATGATCCGTTTAGGAATGTTGCCAGCATTATGACGAATCGAATGTTGCAGGGTAAGCAACCTGTTATCTATGGTGATGGCAGTCAGCAACGGTGTTTCAGTTTTATTGAAGATGTTATTGCCCCGATTATGACGGCTTGTGAATTGCCTGAAGCTGTGGGTGAGGTTATCAATGTTGGGCCTGATGAATCGCCTATAACTATTTTGAACCTTGCAGAGCGTTTAGCAAAGATTATAGGTTTCGAGCTTGACCCTATCTTTATGCCTGGCAGACCGCAGGAAGTCCCTATTGCGTTATGTAGTTCAGATAAGGCACGAAAACTTTTAGGCTATAAAACAACTGTTTCTTTAGATCAGGGGTTAGCAGATTTGGTTGATTGGATTAGACCTAGGGTGAAAGATTTTGAGTATCATTTGCCTATTGAGATTGACTCTGATTTGACCCCTAAGACTTGGACTCAAAGGCTAATCTAAGTTTTTGGGTAAACTTGAACTTGACTTTAGGAGTTTATTTTGGCTGTAACAAATGGATACTGCACTTTAGCGGATGTCAAAGCTGCACTTCGTATAACAGACACTATTGATGATGCTTTGATTGAGAGCAGCATAAATTCTGCTTGTCGAATGATTGACCAATACTGTAACCGATACTTTTATTCAGGTGTTGCAGGTGAGGTTCGCTACTATCAAGCTAACGATGGTTATATGTGTTGGGTTGATGACTTACAAACTTTAACTGAACTAAAGACTTCTAGCACTGATCCACTTATCTTTGACACGACTTGGGAAAGTGGCGATTATCAGTTGCTGAACCCTAACCAGAGAGCAAACGGAGCGTATTCGCCTTACTACGCTATAACTGCGACAGACAACTATTTATTCCCTGTTTGGGCTGACATGGCTTTGGTTAAGGTCACAGGAACTTTTGGTTGGGCGAGTGTGCCTGAGCCTGTAAAGTTTGCTTCTATCATTCAGGCTTCAAGACTGTTCAAGCGTTTAGAGTCTCCGTTGGGTGTTGCTGGTGTAAGCGATATCGGTATCATGCGTGTAGGTGCAAATATTGATGGTGATGTTGCACAGCTGATAAATCCTTTCCGTCTGCTTAGAACAGGTGCTTGATGAGCATTAGTTTGCTTCGTGCAGGGCTTGCCAAGAATCTGCAAACTATCAAGGGTTTGCGTGTTGTTGAGACTCTGCCTGATTTAGTCAATCCGCCTATGGCCATGATAGGTCTCACAAAGGTTACCTACAATCAACAGAATCAACGTTCAATGGCTGAATACACTTTCCAAGTGACAGTGGTTTTGGGTAGGGTTTCGGAGCGTACAGCTCAACAGTCTTTGGATGTTTTAGTTGCACCTGGCGAGGGTTCAGTCAAATACGCTTTAG